TTTACCTGCCTTTGAAGAGCAAATTCAAGGTAGAAAGGCAAATCCAAGCAAGTGAGTATAACCCTGCCTCTCTCCTTTTTATACAGGCTAAGGAGGCCAGAGGCCTCAGGCCCCCACCAATTTTAAAAAAGATCCTGCACACTTGCATGTCAACATGTTTAGTGCAATTGGCTGCAGTCCCAGTGCTGATTGTGGCTTTCATAGGCTGCCAAATCAGCAGGGCGGTCTGCCAATTGGTTTCGGGCGCTGCGCCCAGAGTTCTGGGCATGTCGCCATGCAGTGTGGCAGTCTGCCATTAGCTAAAAAAAAAACTTGACTCAGATCCCAGAGGAAGGGAGGGGAGGAAGTATGACATTGTTTACAGCTGTGACCGGTCAGGCCAAAGTTCAGTTGCACAGTAGACCAGCCAGGCGAAAGCAAGGAGAGAGCATTTAACCCTTCTAAGCTTGTAAGTACCTTAATTTTTATGTTTTTAGAGATGGGAGGCGTCCTATCAACTATTGTGGATTTGATTGCCCTCGCTGTGGATTTAAGTGCTGCTACAGGCATTTCCATAGAAGCTATAGTTACAGGGGAGGCTTTAGCAGCTTTAGAGGCTGAAGTGACTTCCCTTATGTCCTTAGAGGCCCTATCTGGAATAGAAGCCTTAGAAACTTTGGGATGGAGTGCAGAACAGTTTTCCCACATGAGTTTACTGGCCACAACATTCAATCAAGCTGTGGGATATGGAGTTATGTTTCAAACTGTCACAGGATTGGCTGCTTTAATAGAGGCAGGGGTCAGGCTGGGTTTAGATATCTCTAATACTAACAGAAGTGTTCTGCAAGCTCAGCTTGTCCAAATATTTGGAAAAATTGCATCTGTTCTTCATGTAAACCTCTCCCATCAGTTTAACCCCTTAGATTGGTGTGGCTCTTTGCATGAAAACTATCCACCTGAGTTAGATGCTTTGGATATTTCTAAGCTGAGTAAACTGGGCCAAATTATAGAAGTCAGCAGGTGGGTAAGGCAAGCTAATTTTACACAGAACCCTCAGGAGGAAAGTGGTGATGTAATAGCTTTTTATCATGCCCCAGGGGGAGCAGGGCAAAGAACCACTCCTGACTGGCTGCTGCATTTAATTTTAAGGTTAAATGGCTCCAAGGAAAAGACCCCGCTATGCTCGTGATGCAACTACTGGTACCTGCCCTCCTGTTAGAAAATGTGTCCCTAAAACTTGCCCTGTACCTGCCCCAGTCCCCAAATTGCTTGTAAGAGGAGGGGTTGAGGTTTTAAATGTTATAACGGGCCCTGACTCTACTACAGAAATTGAACTGTATCTGGAGCCCAGAATGGGCATAAATACCACCACAGGAGATAAAAAAGAGTGGTATGGATATAGTGAAGTTATCCATCATAATGATGGAAGTGCTTCTGATAAGCAGCTGCTAAGTATTCAGTTACCTCAATATTCTTGTGCAAGAGTGCAATTACCTATGCTTAATGAGGATATGACTTGTCAAACATTGATGATGTGGGAGGCAGTGGCTTGTAAAACAGAGGTGGTAGGTATAAGCACCCTCATTAATATACATGTTCTAGAAGCAAAAGTGGGTGCAGGATTGGCAGCTACAGGCCCTTCAGAGCCTATATCAGGCATAAACTTTCATATGTTTGCTGTGGGGGGTGAACCTCTTGACTTGCAGGGTATTGAGACCAGGGGGGACACCCACTATGCTTCCTCTGTTCCAGTAAAAACTGTACACCCTAATGATGCTGCAAAACTACCTAACACTGAAAAACAAAAACTGCAGGGGCTTGTTCAGGCAGCAAAGGCCAAATTGGATAAAGATGGGTATTATCCTATTGAAGAGTGGTGCCCAGACCCATCCAGAAATGAAAATAGTAGATATTTTGGTTCCTTTGTGGGAGGCCTAACTACCCCACCTAACCTGCAATTTACTAACAGTGTTAGTACTGTTTTACTTGATGAAAATGGGGTTGGGCCTCTATGCAAGGGAGATGGATTATTTGTATCTTGTGCAGATATTTGTGGCCTTTTGCTGAAAGACCAGAGTGGGGCAAGATTCAGGGGTCTTCCTAGATATTTTAAAGTCACTTTGAGGAAGAGAGCAGTGAGGAACCCCTACCCAATATCCTCTTTGCTGGGAAGCCTGTTTTCAGGCCTAATGCCAAAGCTAGATGGACAGCCCATGTCTGGACCACAAAGCCAAATAGAAGAAGTGAGAATTTACCAGGGAAAAGAAGACTTACCTGCAGATCCAGACCTCAGAAGATATCTTGACCAATTTGGACAAGAAAAAACCTCCCCCCCAGAGAATGAATGATGTCATTGTATTGATAAGCTCAGTAGACACTTATAAAACCCAGACTGGTGTATAGCTCATTTGTCATGATCTGGATTTCCACCCCCCAGACCCTGGTTCGAGCCTTGGGTTTGAATAAAGGGACACATGAGTTAGCACCAAGTCTTTTTTGCAAAAATCACTTTATTCATTCATCTTCATCTTCAACAATACCAGCAAGTGGGCTTTCTCCAACTTCCACATTCCCCAACATTTTGCAAAACATTTCATAGGACACAGTATGTTGAACAATAGTTTTCCAGGTAGCTACCTCTTCTTTTAAGGAAGCAGTAAATTTATTGGAGGGAAAATACCACAATAACAGAAGAAATAAGGTTAATCCCTTTTGCAAAATTCTATCAGCCAATAAACAAGGTGTTTTTTCCAAAGCAGACTGCAAATTAGGCCTAGCAACAAAGTTTAACTTCATATGAAATCTTACATACAAAGTTTCAGGTAATAAGTACTCATTCATGGTACAAACACATGGTGGGAAAATCTGGCTTCTCTTATTCACATGTTTTTTTTCTAGGTTAACAGGGACAGCCCCATCAAGATAATCTCTCATATTATCAAGATTAGAAATCCCCTGTCCTGGCTGAAGCTTCTTATTTAAAATGTTTTGACCCTTGACATCTTCAAATACCACAGCAAATCTATCAATTGCACAGCCCAGTTCAAAGTTCAACTTGTCAGCAGGACAATTAACATTAAGTGATTTTCCCTGTACAAGATCCATTAATGCTGCAGCCAAAGTGGTTTTACCTGTGTTAACAGGCCCTCTAAACAATACATTTCTTTGTTTAGGCACATTTTCAGTAAACATCTTTAAAATATTATATAATATTTCATCAAACTGTTCAAACAAACAAGCATACCAAGCCACGCCTGCCATGTGATTAATGAGTTCCATCTCTTCTAATTTTCTAAGTTTTTCAAGCTGTTTTTCAAAAAATGCATGCAGTAACTCTTCCCTGGTACTTTCAGCTAAAAGCAGCCTCCTTTTTGCTAAAACTACATCAGAGGCCTGGTTACATATGCTTTTCTGAGTTTTAGACTTTAAAAACAATAATGCATTTTGATAATGTGCTTGGTGAAATTCATGAGCCTTAGTTTTTAGCTTATTACACTTAATACATGGGTAAGTACAAGCAAAATCAAGATAATGTGCTAAAATTAATAAAGGATCATCTATATCTGCTTCCACAGCAAATTCTGTCACCTTATTCCAATTACACCCATCCTCTTTACCTTCATCAAAGTCTGTACTCAGCAGAATCTTATTGCTTTTAATTTCCTGAAAGGGATTATTACAGATACACTTATAGCAATCTAAAGGCTTCAAAACTATCTTACAGATTACAAAGCTAACAGTGCAAAACTGGCTGCAAAAATTTCTGATAGCAGATAATCTATGCTTGGTGTTAGTAAGCATGAATAAGAAGCCTGTCCCTGTTTCTTCTTCTCCTTTATGCACACTCTTAAATTCTACCTTTAGCTTGTCTACTTTATCATAAAGCAAGATAGCTTTCTCTAATGTAGTATAGGTAATAAATGAATTTACTGTTTTATTAGAAAATACAGCATGACTAACAAACTCAGAGAGACAAGAAGGAATATCAGTAGGGCTATTAAGATTTTTTGCCTTTTCTTTTAGTGGCGTACTCGCAAAGCTAGCTTGCGAGCCAGAATAAGATCCATCCACATTCTCACCACCTGATCTTCTTTCTGGTGAAGGGACATCTTCAGCTCCTCCAGTTCCACTTGAGTCTGCATGGCTCTGGTAGTCTGGAGACTGACTGCGCGACGAGGTGGCATTCTCTTGGGTGGGAGAGGCGGGGGGATACGGGGTGGAAGAGAAGGGAGCAGAGAAGGAGGCTGAATTATAACCTGAGGATTCAGGCTCTGGGGCTGCTTCTCCTCCCTCTTCTTCTTCTGATGCTGGGTCAGGGGGCTCATGACAGTGTAGATCTGGTCCTTCTGAAGTTCCTTCATTGGTAAATACTGTGGATGCCCACTCTCTGTATCGCGATTTGAAGGAGGGTGATCCATAGGCCTCAGAGTACACCTGAAAGAAATTATTGTTATGAAAGCTTTCTTTTTTTCTTATAGGTACAAAAAACTGATACTTACTTATGGTAAGCTGCAGCAAAGCTCTTGGCATTTTGCAGATAATCTCAGCCCAGGTTTCAAAAGAGCTCCAGGTATTGGGAAGGCCATGCCAGAGTAAAAAGCAAAAATAGCAGTAGCACTCTCCCCAAACAAGGCACCTTTTCACCAGGACAGATTTCAAAGTGTCATGCTGAGTTATAAGCATACTAGTAATGCAAGTGCAAGTGCTAGGCCCTTTGCTAATGCACTGAGGAGTCTTTAACATAAGCTCCTTAATCTGGGCATTAGCATACAACTGATCTAAAGAAAAATCAAGGAGATCTTCAATATAGGCCCCACATACCTGAGTATTTCTCAATTCAATTAATTCTTCTTGATATTTTTGCCATAAAGAATTAAGTAGCATCATTTTTTCATTGTTCCCCCCTTTATCAGGGTGAAGTCTTTTTGATGCTCTCTTATAGGCTTGTTTCATTAGAGGAAAATTGCTAAAGCAATTAGAATTAAGCTCCAGCAGACTTAAAAGCAAATTTCTCTCTCTTTTCCTCAGCACTTTATCCAT